CAGTTCTTTTTAGAGTATATAGCTAGGCCTAAGACCTCAGAGATGTTCTTTGAGGACGTTCTAATGGCTTTAGTATTCTACGGGATGCCTATACTTGCAGAGAACAATAAACCTCGTCTATTGTATTATTTAAGAAGACGTGGTTATAGAGGTTATTCAATGAATAGACCTGATAGAACTTGGAATAAATTATCAACGGCTGAAAAAGAAGTTGGTGGTATACCAAATTCAAGTGAAGATATTAAGCAAGCGCATGCCGCTGCTATTGAAATGTATATACAGGATCATGTTGGGGTAAAGTCTGATAATACATATGGAACATGTTATTTTAACGAAACATTGCAAGATTGGGCAAAGTTTGATATTAATAATCGTACAAAGTTTGATGCGGCTATTAGTTCAGGTTTAGCTATTATGGCTTGTAATAGACATCTGTATAGAGCAAATCCAATTATGAAAAAAGAAAAATTAAACTTAAGCATAGCTAAATATAAGCAATCAGGTATGCGTTCAAAACTAATAGAAAATTAATATGGCTGAGTCAGTTGTAAAAGGTTATTTTCCGAGTCAAGTTGTACCTGACGCAGAAAAAGTAAGTGCTGAATATGGTTTACAGGTAGGTAAAGCAATAGAGTACGAGTGGTTTGATAGAGGTAGCTCTGATCAAAGATACAGTCTACATCAATCAGAATTCCACAAATTAAGACTTTATGCTAGAGGTGAACAGCCAATTCAAAAGTATAAAGATGAGTTATCTATAAATGGTGACTTAAGCTATTTAAACCTAGATTGGAAACCTGTTCCAATTGTATCTAAATTTGTTGATATAGTTGTAAATGGTATATCTGAAAGAACTTATGATATAAAAGCGTACTCTCAAGATCCGTATGGCGTTAGTAAGAGAACTAAATACATGGAATCTATAATTAGAGATATGAAAACTCAGGAGCTCTCTGAATTTGCTCAAGAAGCTTTTGGCATTTCTTTATTTGAAAATGAACCAGACAAGTTACCTGATTCTCAAGAAGAACTTGATTTGCACATGCAGTTAAGTTACAAGCAAGGTATTGAACTAGCTGAAGAACAAGCTATAAATGTTTTATTAAAAGGAAATAGATACGACTTAGTAAAAAGAAGAGTTAATTACGACCTAACAACTATAGGTATTGGTTGTGTTAAAAACACCTTCTCCACATCAGAAGGAGTTAAAGTTGAATATGTAGATCCAGCTAATTTAGTTTATTCATATACAGAAGATCCTGATTTTCAAGATATATATTATGTTGGTGAGGTAAAAACAGTACCAATTAACGAGTTAAAAAAAGAATTTCCTAATCTAACAGACGAGGATTTAAAAGCTATATCATCACAAAGCCTACAAAACGGCAGATCAAATAATAGATATAGTTCAACTTATTCAGACGACAAAAACCAAATACAAGTTTTATATTTTAATTATAAAACATACATGAATGAGGTTTACAAAGTTAAAGAAACAGCTACTGGTGCTGAAAAGATAATATTAAGAGATGATACTTTTGATCCACCAATAAATGAAATGACTGGTAATTTTGGTAAAATATCAAGATCACTAGAAGTTTTATATGAAGGTGTTTTGATCTTAGGTACAGATATGTTACTTAAATGGGAGCTTGCTAAAAATATGATGCGTCCAAAAAGTGATTATAGTAAAGTTAAAATGAATTATGCTATAAACGCGCCTAGAATGTATAAAGGTAGAATTGATTCACTAGTAAAACGTATAACAGGGTTTGCTGATATGATTCAATTGACACATCTTAAGCTACAACAAGTTATGTCTAGAATGGTGCCAGATGGTGTTTATCTTGACGCTGACGGCTTAGCTGAGGTTGATTTAGGTAATGGAACTAATTATAATCCACAAGAAGCGTTAAATATGTTCTTTCAGACGGGATCTATTATAGGTAGATCTTTCACTTCTGAAGGTGATATGAATCCAGGTAAAGTACCTATTCAAGAAATAGCTTCTGGAAATGGTAGTGGAAAACTACAAAGTCTTATAGCAAATTACAACTATTATCTACAAATGATAAGAGATGTGACGGGATTAAATGAAGCTAGAGATGGTAGTGTTCCTGACAGTAGAGCTTTAGTTGGAGTTCAAAAACTTGCAGCTGCAAATAGTAATACTGCTACAAGACATATATTACAATCTGGATTAGCGTTAACACAAGAGTTAGCAGAAGGTTTATCATTAAGAATATCTGATATATTAGAGTTTTCACCTACTAAAGAAGCTTTTATACAAAAAATAGGTAATCAAAACGTTGGTATATTAGAGGACATAGCTAAACTACATTTACATGATTTTGGCATATTTATAGAGCTTATGCCTGATGATGAAGAAAAACAAATACTTGAAAACAATATTCAAGCAGCTGTTGCTGGTGGATTAATAGATCTTGAAGATGCTATTGATCTTAGAGAGCTTAAAAATATAAAACTTGCAAATCAACTACTTAAAATACGTAGAAAGAAAAAGCAAGAGAGAGATCAGCAAATGCAGCAAGAAAACATACAAGCTCAAGCACAGGCTAATGCTCAAGCACAACAAGTTGCTGCTCAAGCTGAAGTTCAAAAGTCACAAGCTTTATTCCAAATTGATTCTCAAATGGAGCAACTAAGAGGTCAACTTAAGCAGCAACAAATGCAGCAAGAGGCTTTATTGAAAAAACAATTAATGGAATTAGAGTTTCAATTTAACATGCAGTTAAAAGGCGTGGAAGTTGATGGAGCTAAAAACAAAGAACAATATAAAGAAGATCGTAAAGACGAAAGAACTAAAATACAAGCAACTCAAGCAAGTGAGTTGATTGATCAAAGAAACAATAACTCTGGGCCAAAAGACTTTGAATCTTCTGGAAACGATGTCATGGGTGGAGGTTTTGGAATGGGTTCGTTTGAACCTCAATAATTAATTTTATAATATTTTATTATGGCTAAAAAAGAAAAAGTAGTCGAAGAAGTAGTAGAGGAAGTTAAAGAAACTAAACCTGTTGCTGAAGAGACAAAAAAAGGTGATGATCTAGTACCTGAGGTTACAGTTAGTGAAGACGGTGTACCCAAAGTAGATTTTACAAATTTAGTACCAAAGAAAGAAAAAGAAGAGGTTGCTAAAGAAGAAGTTAAAGAAGAAGTAAAACCTGAAGAACCTACTCCTGTTGCTGAAGAACCTGCTCAAGAAGAGCCAGTTGTTCTTGAAGAAATAACTGAAGAAGAGGTACAGGATAAAGTAGAAGATTTACAAGATGATATAGCTGATGCTATTGAAGAGCAAAAAGAAACTGGTATTGACTTACCAGAAAATATACAGAAAGTTGTAGATTTTGTAAATGAAACAGGTGGTAGCCTTGAAGACTACGTAAAACTTAATCAAGATGTGGATGCTTTAAACGAAGAACAACTACTTGTTGAGTATTATCAAAATACAAGACCACACTTGGATCCATCGGAAATTAATTTTTTAATAGAAGACAAGTTCGCTATTGAAGAGGATATGGAAGATGAAAGAGATATTAAAAGAAAAAAGTTAGCTAGAAAAGAAGAATTAGCAAATGCTAAAAATCATCTTAATAACTTAAAAACAAAATACTATGAAGAAATCAAAGCTGGTTCAAGATTATTACCAGAACAACAGAAAGCTGTAGATTTTTTCAATAGATATAATAAAAATCAGGAGATTGCTGAAAAGCAAACTCAAACTTTCAACAATAAAACTAACCAGGTTTTTAATGACGATTTCAAAGGTTTTGAATATAAAGTCGGGGACAAGAGGTATAGGTTTAATGTGAAAAACCCGAATGAAGTAAAAGACAATCAAAGCAACATCAATAATTTTGTTAAGAAGTTTCTTAATAAAAACAACGAGATGCAAGACGCTGTTGGTTATCATAAATCTTTATTCACCGCGATGAATCTTGATGCAATCGCTAACCATTTTTACGAACAAGGAAAAGCTGATGCTATGAAGCAAAGTGTTGCTAATACAAAAAACATCAGTATGGATCCAAGAAAAGGTCAAAGTGCTGCACCTCAACAAGGTACAACATATAGATCTGTCGATGCAGATGGTCAAACGGTTAAGTGGGGATTCAAAAAACGAAAATAAAAATTAACAAAACTTAAAATTAAAAATTATGGCTGGACAATTCATTCAACCGGCGCAAGGCGCACAATTATCACACGTTGTGCCTCGCCCAAACAAACTTGCATATGACAATAATTATTTGTCAATTGCAGATAATGATTTCAACTTTGCTAAGCAGTTTTTACCAGAAGTATATGAGAAAGAAGTAGAAAGATACGGTAACCGTACTATCTCTGGTTTCTTACGTATGGTAGGAGCTGAAATGCCTATGGCTTCTGATGAAGTTGTATGGTCTGAGCAAGGAAGAATACACGTAGCATCTAACAATTGCCAAATTGCAAACGTTGCTGCTGGACAAGATAGAGTAACACTTTTCAACGATCCTGCTGGAAACTTAGATGGATTAGCTGCTACTGAGCAAATAAAATTGTACTCAGAAGGAGATACAGTTATTTTAGCACAAGGTAATAAAACCGTAAAAGCTAGAATTATTGGTTTTGCTGGTGGTGGTGTAACATTTGATGTTGCTGCTTACGGTCACAGTAAAATCGTTAGTGGCGCTGCAGGCGATGCTGGTTTTGCTGCTGCTACAGATACTAAAATGTTTATCTACGGTTCTGAGTATGGAAAAGCAACAAACAACGATTTGCAAAAATCAGTTGATGCGCCTTTCACAAAGTTCACAAACAAACCAATCATATTAAAAGGCAAGTATGAGATTTCAGGATCTGATACAGCTCAAATTGGTTGGGTTGAAGTTGCTACTGAAGCTGGTGCTTCTGGTTACTTATGGTACTTAAAATCTGAAAGCGAAACTAGAATTAGATTCGAGGATAAATTAGAAATGGCAATGATTGAAGCTGAAAAAGCTGTTGCTACATCTGGTTTAGCTGGAGGTGCAACTACAGGTTCTGAAGGATTATTTGCTGCTGTTGAATCTAGAGGATTGGTTTACACAAATCAAGACTTTGGAAATGCTAACCCTGCAGCTGGTATTCAAGAGTTTGATAACATCTTACAAGAACTAGACAAGCAAGGAGCTATTGAAGAGAACATGATGTTCTTAGACAGAGCTACTAACTTATCTATTGATAAAATGTTAGCTAATCAAAACTCTTACGGAGCTGGAGGTACATCTTATGGTGTATTCGATAATTCTGAAGACATGGCATTAAACTTAGGCTTTTCTGGTTTTAGACGTGGATCTTACGATTTCTACAAGTCTGACTGGAAATACTTAAATGATTCTACAACAAGAGGCTTAATTGCTGACATTGAAGGTATCATGGTGCCTGCTGGTACAAGTACTGTTTACGACCAATCATTAGGTAAAAACATTTCAAGACCTTTCTTACACATTCGCTACAGAGCTTCTGAAGCTGATGACAGAAAAATGAAGTCTTGGATTACTGGATCTGTTGGTGGAAACTATACTTCTGCATTAGACGTAATGACTGTAAACTTCTTATCAGAAAGATGTTTATGTGTACAAGCGGCTAACAACTTTGTTTTACTTAAAAAAGTATAACACATAATTAAAGGTGCGGGCGCTAAAAAGCTTTGCTCAAAGAGCGCCCGAAGCCTTTATTTTTAAACTATTTAATTATATTATATCATGGAAAAAACAAAAACTAAAAAAATCATTGGAGTACCTGAGGGTATGAAATGGGAAATAAAAGATAGGCTGTACGAATTAAAAGGTAATAAGAAACCTTTGGTTCTTTCGATACCGTCTAAACATAGTGCTAAAAGACCACTACTTTATTTTGATGAAAAGTTAGGTTACAATAGAGAAATAAAATACGCAACAAACCAACCTTCTCCACTTGCAGATGAGCAAAAAGGTGAAACTACACTTGGTAGAATAATAATGAGGAGTGGTAAGTTGTTTGTTCCAAAAGAACAACAATCTCTTCAAAAACTACTAAGTATATACCACCCTTTAAAAGGTGATTTATACGAAGAGTATGATAAGATTGAAGAAGCTACAGATGATTTAGCTTACATGGAGTTTGAAATAGAAGCTTTACTTGTAGCGAAAGGATTAGATGTAGATGAAGCAGAAGGAATACTTAGATCAGAAATAGGTAGTAATGTAAATAACATGACAAGTAAAGAGATTAAAAGAGATGTTCTTTTAATGGCTAGGAGAAATCCAGGTATGTTCTTACAATTAGCAAACGATGAAAATGTTGAATTAAAAAACATTGGAGCTAAGTTTGTTGAAAACAACTTAATATCTCTTTCACCAGATCAAAGATATTTTAAATATCCTAATGGAAAGAAATTATGTACAGTGCCTTATGATGAGCACCCAATGAATGCCTTGGCTGCTTTCTTTAAAACAGACGAAGGTATGGAGTTGTTTAAAAACTTATCCAAAAAATTAAAATAAAAACAATGTAAAACGGTCGTCTAACGGCGGCCGTATTTACTAAAAATATTAATATGGCTTTCAATATGAAACAAAAAGGTTTCGGCGATACAGTTGAAGCTATAACAAAAGCAACTGGAATAAAAAAAGTTGTTGAGAAAATTAGCAAAGCTACAGGAAAAGACTGTGGGTGCGATAGAAGAAAAGAATATTTAAATAAAAAATTCCCTTATTAATTATGGCGGTAAGTGTAGATACAGTTTATCAAAGAGTTTTAGGTATACTAAACAAAGAACAGCGAGGCTATGTAACGCCTCAGGAATTTAACTTATTTGCCAATCAAGCTCAGTTGGATATTTTTGAACAATATTTTTACGATATAAATCAATTTGGTAGACTACATGGAAATAGTACAGAGTTTTCTGACATGCTAAATATTTTAAACGAAAAGATAGCTTTGTTTGAAGAGAACAATGCTACCTTAACGTATTTTGCTAGTTCGAATGGATTTTGGGCATTACCTGCTAATTTATATAAGCTAGGTACCGTTATTTATAACCAAATTGAAGTAGAAAGAGTTGATCCTAAAGAGTATTTATATATAAATTCATCTCCATTATCAAGACCACAAAACAACAGACCTATATATGTAGCAGATACTAGAGGCTTTAAAGCTTATGGTGATGCTGAGTTAACATCAGGCGTAACCTGTAATTATATAAAAAAACCAGCAGACGTAAACTGGGGTTATCAAATAGTTTTTAACGAGCCGCTTTATAACGCCGCTACAAGTGTAGACTTTGAGTTACACCCGTCAGATGAAACAGAGTTGGTCATTAAAATACTAGAACTAGCTGGATTGTTAATTAAAGATATTAGCATGTATCAAGTAGAAAACCAAGAAGACATACAAAGAACACAACAAGAAAAACAATAAGATATGCCGTTATTTACAGGAACACAACAAGGCTACTATAGTCAAACTCAAAGTTTTATAGGTTTAGGTGCTGGCAATCTTACGTATGGTCCAGTCACAACAGCTGCTTTTCCTACAAGACCAACACAGCAAGGCGAGATTACGGTTTTCATAAACGGTATAGAGGTTAATAAAAATAGCTATTCTTATAATGGTACTAGTCCTGGTGACACAACCGTAGATAATAGCTATAATCTAGTATTTAATAATAACAACGTAAATACTGATATACAAGCCAACGATGGATCGCCGTTAGCTGGTTTACCTATTTTATTTCAAGAATCATTACCCACAGAGCAATACGGAGATTATCAATACATATCAATTCAAGATATTATAAATAACTTTATTGTTTCTTATGTTGGTGAAGATAAAATTATATCTAAAATAAAAAGAACAGATGTAGCTTTTCATGCTCAAAGAGGTTTAGCTGAATTTAGTTACGATACATTAAAATCTTTTAAATCACAAGAAATAGAAATACCACCTTCTTTAACAATGAGATTGCCTCATGACTATGTTAATTATGTTAAAGTTTGTTGGGTTGATGATGATGGTATTGAAAGAATAATAATGCCAGCAAGAAAAACAAGTAATCCATTAGCTATAATTCAAGATAGTGATTATGATTATACTTTCGACGAAGATGGATCCTTATTAACCGCTTCTAACTCTGAAACATGGAGTAGATTTCAGGATGCTACTAATAGAAACGTAAGTGATAATAATTCTTTAGACGAGATTGAATTACACCAAGGAGCGCTTGGTCAAAGATATGGTTTAAACCCTGAATTCGCTAATAAAAATGGTTTATATTTTATTGATAATCTAAAAGGTAAAATACATTTTGATTCTAGTTTAACAGGTAAAATAATAACACTAAAATATATAAGCGATTCTTTAGGCACAGACGACGAAATGGTTGTTCATAAGTTTGCTGAAGAAGCTATGTATAAACATATAGCTTACGCTATATTAGCAACAAGAGCAAACACTCAAGAATACTTAGTAATGAGATTTAAGAAAGAAAAGTTTGCAGCCACCAGATTAGCCAAATTAAGATTATCAAATTTAAAATCAGAAGAACTTACTCAGGTAATGAGAGGTAAATCTAAGCAAATAAAACACTAAAATATGCCAGAATTTGTACATGTTTTCCAGTCTGGAAGAATGAACAAAGATCTTGATGAAAGACTTGTTCCAAATGGTGAATATCGAGATGCTTTAAATTTAGATTTAGCAAACTCAGACGGAGCCAACGTTGGTACTTTACAAAATGTAAAAGGTAATATACAACTTAGAGGTAAAGGAGGTAGAAACTTAGGCTGGGCAGATAACTATATAGACAGCTTAGCAAATCCTATTTGTATTGGTTCTATAAGAGATGATAAGACAGAAAAAATATATTGGTTTATTGCGTCTGACAACGTTAGTGCTATAGCCGAATTAAATCAAACAACTGGTGTTATAAGCCCTATACTCGTTGATACAAAGGCTATATTAAAATTCTCAAAAGATTATTTAATTACAGGTATAAATATAATAGATAAGTTTTTATTTTGGACAGATGATCAAAGTGAGCCTAAAAAAATAAATATAGAAAAATTTAAAGTAGGTTCTACTGATTTTACAACACACACTAAAGTTCCTAAGTGGGTTGGTGTTTCAGAAAACCCAGCTACAGATCACAATACATATGAAGTAAATTTAGCAGGTCAACCGGATTTTATAGAAGAAGATGTTACTGTTATTAAGAAATCACCTACAGCGGCACCTTCAATAGATTCAAGCGCTAGTTTATTTGGTGATAATGTACCTGGAACAGGTATAACACCAATAAGCACAACAGTTCCTGGAACTGGTAACTTTAAAAGTTATGCAAACTTCACATACGTACAAGACACAACTAACTTCCCTTTAATTAGAATTCCTTTAGATACATATTCAGATTACTTAACAAACATAGAAGGTAATCCAAATTACTACGACGGTTCTTCTATAGAAAACTGGGACGGACTTGTGAGTTTTACTTGTAACACAGCGCCGCAGTGGTCCGTAGGAAACATAGTTATTTTAAAAGCACAATTTACTACAGAATACTTCACAAACTACAATTTCTCTTGTAGTTTAAAAATAACAAACGTGCAAGGAGCTACTATAACAGGTAAGATAATGGCGTTGTCTAATGATATATTAGACTCGTATGGCTCTGATACTGTAGACTCTTTAGTTATATATAACTGGGAAGGCTTATTATTAGAAGAGGATCCTATGTTTGAATACGTGTTTCCTAGGTTTGCTTACAGATGGAGATATATAGACAATGAGTACTCTTGTTTTTCACCTTTCTCAGAGGTTGTGTTTGAAGGTGCTAAGTTTAAGTATGAATCTGCTGATGGTTACAACGTAGGAATGACTAATAACATAAGAAGACTTGTTATAGGTAATCTTGTTTGGCCTAATCAAGAGGTTCAAGAAATAGATATACTTTACAAAGAATCTGGAAAAAATGTAGTGTACAAAGTTGATTCATTAAATAGAAAAGATTTTACAACATTACCATCTACTTTTGAAATAAAAACAGAACTTATTGGCGCTACAATAGAGGCTAACCAAATACTTAGACCTTGGGATAACGTCCCTCTTCAAGCTAAGTCACAGGAAATAGTAGGTAATAGAATTGTATATGGTAACTATGTGCAAAACTATGATGTAATAGATACAACTAGTATTGATTTAACTTTGGAGCCAATTGATCACCCAAGTGTTGCAGAAGAAGAGAAAATGGGTTTTCCTTTTCCTTCTTTAAAATCAATAAGAACATATCAAGTTGGTGTAGTTTATATAGACGAGTATGGAAGGGAGACACCTGTTTTTACAAGTGATAGCGCTAGTTTAAAAGTACCTATATCTGAATCAATTAAAGCAACTAAGCTTTCAGTTACAGCTTCTAATGAACCTCCTTCTTGGGCTAAATCTTTTAAATATTTTATAAAAGAAACAGCTAATAAGTATTACAACTTAGCTTTAGATAGATATTATTTAGCTGAAGATGGGAATGTTTGGTTAAGTTTTCCTTCATCAGAAAGAAATAAAGTAGATGAAGAAACATTTTTAATACTAAAGAAACAACACGATCAAAATACAGCTGTATTAACAGAAAACAAATACAAAATACTAGCTATTGAAAATTCACCACCTAATTTTATAGCCAACTTTGATACTACATTAAGTTCTGCTCAAGGTAATCTTCAAGGAACTTCTGGTGTTGGTTTTACTTCTATAACAGTAAGAGGACCATCTCCTGATGCTAATAATAGTTTTGGCCCAAATTTAAACGGTAACGAAGTTCAATTCTTCGTTGGCTCTGTTACAACAGACAAATATGAAGTTGATGTTGTAAACATGCTAACAGTGCCTGGCGGTGGAAGTAATGATAATTTAAATGATTTTCAGATAACATTAAAAAGACCACTTGGCCCAGATGCTGGTTTTATAAATAGCATAGCTGATCAAGGTACTTTAAGTGTTAGAATAATAGGGCAAAAAGAAAAAAATAGACCAGAATTTGACGGTAGATTTTTCGTACAAATAAGAAGAGATTTTAATTTTGATACAAATATAATTTCTTCTTTTGCTGCTAGCGAAACATTATATGGTATAAAAGGTGAAGCCTTGCCTAATCAAGGAAGAACAAGTCTTACTGGAAGTGCACAAACAGACACTGAATTAAAACATATAACGTACGCTGATTGGGGGTCGGGTTATAGAGAGGACGATTGTGGAAGACAGAATGTTTCTCATCAACTAGCTGGCTGGGGAACTCAAACCGGTTGGAGAATAAAACAAACCCCTGATGCCTCTTTTAATCAAAAAATGGCTAACTGGCAGCCACCGACTCAAGGTTCTAAAGAGTTCGGTATTATGATAGTAAGACCTGGAAGTCAAAAAGACATTCAATATATAGATAACATGTTTGGTCATAACGTGGGCGCTGCTGATAATGGTTGGACTGATGGTTCTGGACCACCTAGTACACCTGATGGTTTTATAACAGAAGGAGCTGAAATAAGATTTAAAGCAAACGCTACAATTACGAATAGTGATCCAAATCAAGCCTGTGAAGAAGGTGATTATACGAGGGTTTATAAAATTGTAAATGCTGTATCTGCCACGCAAAAGCGTGGGGGAAGAATTTACCACAGACTTGATTGTAAATCATGGAATAATTCTAAAAACTATAGGTACTCTATAAAAATTTTATTAGATCAACCAATACAAGAAGGTTGGATGCCAGACGCGGGCGATTGGAATCACCTTAACACATTAAATCCTTCTTTACAAGTTGTTGAAAGAACTAATAGTGATGGTGGAAAGCTATTAACATCAACAAACCCAGCTGTTTTTGAAACAGAACCAAAAGAAGCTATTGATTTAGATTTATACTATGAAGCTTCAGACGCTATAGATATAAGTCAGTATAATTCTTCCACTACTTTAGACTGGTTTAACTGTTATTCTTATGGTCAAGGTGTTGAATCAAACAGAATACGAGATGATTTTAACGCACCAACAATAGACAAGGGCGCTAAAGTTTCTACTGTATTAGATGAACCTTACGCTAAAGAAAGAAGAGGTAGTGGACTTATATTCTCGCAAATATATAACTCAACTTCCGGTGTAAATAGATTAAATCAATTTATAATAGCTCAACCTATAACAAAAGATTTAAACCCAACTTACGGCACAATACAAAAGTTATTTGCTAGGCAAACTGATTTATTAAGCTTCTGTGAAGATAAAGTAGTTAAAATATTAGCTAATAAAGACGCGTTATTTAATGCTGATGGTAGTTCTAATGTAACTTCAAATAAAGCTGTATTAGGTCAAGCTATTGTGCCTGCCACTTTTGGTGAGTATGGTATAAGTAAAAACCCAGAAAGCTTCTGTAATTATTCTTATAGAAGTTATTTTGCAGATAAAAATAGAGGTGCAGTACTTAGACTATCTATGGACGGTATAACAAATATTGCTGAAAAAGGCATGGTTGACTTCTTTGCTGATAACTTAAGAAGCTCTAACAAGATGATTGGTAGTTATGACGAGGATAAAGATATATATAATTTAACTCTAGATAACTTAACACAAGAATGGCAAAATACATTTTCAACAGATCAAGATTACCAACTAGACCCTGATTGTGATACAGAATATGCTGACACCAGTAATCCAGCGACAACTATATCATTTAAAGAAGGTGTAGATGGTTGGACAGGTAGAAAATCTTTTATTGCTGAGAATGGTATTAGTCTAAACAACAAGTATTATACATTTAAAAATGGTACTATTTGGGAACACAGCTTAAACACTTTAGCTAATAATTTTTATAATAGACAATATGACAGCTCTTTTAATGTATTAATAAACGATCAACCAAATTCTGTAAAAGGCTATAGCACGCTGAACTACTCAGGAACAAGATCAAGAAGAATAGAATATGAGAGTGGTAACAAGTGGTACTCTATAGCTGAAATAAATGCTAATACATTAATACCAACAGCAAGCCAAGAAAAAAATCCTGGCTGGTATGTTAACTTTATTAGAACTGATTTAGAGAGTGGTGAGGTTAAAGAGTTTGAAAAGAAAGAAGGTAAGTACTTTAATTTCATAAAAGCTTTAGAAATAAAAAATGATTGTGATTTTACTGGCGAAGGTATTGGGCCTCCAGATGATGAAGAACACGATCCTAACGATTACATATTAACTTTAACAATTGATCCTGCATGTAGCGGATCTGGAGAATCTACACCTGATAAGGTTCAGTTTTTTATAAATATATGGGATCACGTAAAAGATAGTCCAATATATGATACGAATATAGAAACTGAAACAACGGCTCAAGGCGTTAAATGTACTATTGATGGTTTTTATAATTTATTAAACCAAGGCTATCAAGGCGTGCTAAACGACGGAACCGCCTTTTCTTACGTATCTAGTGAAGGCTTACAAGTTGGAACTCAAATGTATAACAGCGTAACAAATCAACCAATAACAAGCGCGGGAGCTTATTTGTTTGTTGGTACTGGTGAATATTTATCAGCACTAACAGTAGATCACGGTGGTTTGGATCCTGAAAACAGCTCAGCTGTTCCTACTACATATTATGTTATGATACTAGATAGTAGTGGTAAAATAGATTCATATACTCAATATAATACATTATCAAACGACTGTAGCGAGACCACTGGATATAATGGCGTATATTTTAACCAAGGTGTTAAACTTGGCCCGCCTACTAATTCAGGCAACTCGTACATATACACTTATGACAGCCCCGAAAACCCTGGTATTCATTGTGATCATACATACCCTGCTGGTGTACTTTATAACGCAGGTAATCCTTTACCGGTATATCCACCTATAACTTACACAGGAGGAATACTTTATAAGAATACAAATGATGATTGGTCAGTTGGAACTCAGCTTTACAGTGATATGTCTGGTTTAACAGTATTCTATCCAGGCGTGATTAGATTGTTTTTAGCAAACATTGATCCTTCTGATAGTCAATATGGAAGTAATGGCTACCCTATAATATGGAACGAAAGTGATAATACTAGAGGTTTATTTGGATTAAACCATAACCCTCAAAGCAATCCTATTTCTGACAACTGGAAAATTATTTCCGTTAGCACTGCTGGTGTTATTACTGGCGTGTCTAACTACAACGCACATGCTTGTTTTTAAGAATAAATAAAATATAAAAATATTATGCCTATAACATTAAATAACTACAGTTTTACTAACGCCACGTACACGGTGACCGAAGGTTTAAATTTAGATGGTAGTATTGGAACAGCAACAATAACATTGTCGCCAGTTTCCGGCTATACTATAACTGCTAGTGATTTTTCTTTAGAGTCTAATTATCAAAATGAATATGTTAATTTAGTTTCTTTTACACAAAGTGGAGATAATGTTATTTGTAATATTGTTTTTCATTTAAATGCTGTTATGCCTTCTAATAACCTAACTATACCTTTATGTATAAAAGGAGCTGGCGTTCTTAGTCTTAGAACAATAGCTGGTACTTATGACGCTTTAGTTGGAGCTAACGTAACACCTGTAGGTGAAACAGGTACGGTTTACAGTGGTAGCGGAGCAGAGGGATCTAACTTAAATTTATTTACAAAAACTTACACATGCGACAGCGGTTTTGAGTTCAACGAGTCCACTGGTTTTCCAACCGCGCAAATAATTACTGGGAATCAAGCA